ACAGGAAAGGGGCGGTAAGGCATGACGCATAAGCAGAAATACTGCGCATATTGGTACTGCAAAAGAAACGGCGGCACTATCTGCTGGAATTTGGGCGGAAAATTTGCAGGGCGTGCCTGCCCGCAAAGTGACGCTTGCGAGCATTGGAGAACTTGCGAAATGTGCAACGGAGTAATGGGAGAATGTAAAACAAAAAGGCAAATAGAGAAAGCGAGGTAAAGAATATGGGAAAGTTTGGACTGAATGACATATTAAACGCTACAAGCAAGGCAGGAGAAAAAAAGGACTATACGGAAATATGGTTAAGCCCTTATGAAGTAAAGCCGAGTGACAGCAATTTTTACTCACAGGAAAACATAGAGGAACTAGCAGACAGCATACTTGCAGTAGGACAGCAACAGCCTACGGTAATAGGCAGAGTAAACGGAGAATATCGCATCATAAGCGGACATCGAAGAAACAAGGCTAATATTTTCAACATCGAGCGAGGATATAAGCAGTATGAGAAAGTGCGGTATCTATGCAAGGATATGAGCGAGGCTGTGTTTGAGCTTTCCCTGCTTGTAGGAAATGCTTTTAACAGAGAACTTACAGCATACGAGAAAACAGAGCAGGCGGCACGCTTAAAAAGTGCACTTATTAAGGCAAGAGACGAGGACGGTTTAGAAATACCGGGAAAGCTCCGAGATGTGGTAGCAGATTTATTAGGCGAAAGCAGCACGAACATTGCAAGAATGGAGCAGATAGATAAAAACCTTACGGACGAGGCAAAGGAACAGTTTAAGGCTGGTAATATGGGTATAACGGCAGCCTATGAGACAAGCAAATTATCAGAGGGCGACCAAAAGGCAATAGCGGCGGCAGCGGCAGCAGGCGAAGATGTGAGGGCAAAGGAGATAAGTAAGAGAGTAGCCGAGAATGTAGCAGCCAAGGCACAAGAAAAAGCGGAGAAAGCCGCCAAGGACGCAGAAAAGGCAGAGATAGAAGCGCAACAGGCAATAGCAGACGCACAAGATAAACAGGAAAAGGCAGAGCAAGAGGCTGAAAACGCCAAAGAGCTTAAACGATTTGTGAATAATGCAGCAGATGCATTAGACAGAGCAAAAGAGGCGGCGCAGGCAGCAGTTAGCGCAGTAGAAAAAGTGTCCGAAACGGACACCAAAACAGGAGCAACACCACAAAATGACTGGAATAAGGTGGATTGGGTGCGCTATACATTATGCTGCTTATTGGAGCAGGCAGAGCATATAAGCGAGGATGATTTATACAGTTTACAGGATATGCTTGTACGCACGAATGACGCAGGCAAAGCGGTTGAGGAAAGCGAGGTAGTGGAGTGAATTATAGACAATGGAAAAAAAGATACAAAAAAATACATGGTTACAATCCACCGCTTAAAGAGGATAGGCGTAAGTTAAACCGACAAGCAAAGAAATTTTTAAAGAATTTAGAGGAATTTCCAATGGCATACAATACGCCTAATGATTTTGAACTGAGGTTAATTGATGCGCTTGCTTCTGCCTGCGATGTATTGAGCAAGTGGCTTAGCAATACAAGCGACGCACTAAGGTTTGCAGCAAACAACTATAAACAAATGGTACAGTCAAGGGAGGTAATAAAATGAACATAACAGCAGTAACAATTACAGGTATTATATGCTTGACACTCGTAATACTTACAATGGTAGACAAAAAGGGAAAGGACAATAAAAAAAGCCCCGACTATGGCAAAGAAAGCGAGGAGAAGAATGAATAACACAGTAAATACCGCAGTAATTTCACAGGAGGCAAGCGAAAGCGAGGCAGCAGGCGAGGGCTGGATTGCACTAACAGAGGGCGACTTTGAGAGTATGATACAGAAAGCCGCAAGGGCAGCAGTAGCAGAATACAAAAAACAGGAAGAAAAGGATAGAAAGCAGAATAAATACCACAACACATTTGCACTCATGAAATGTTACAGAGACGCAGCCTTTCACATCGAGAACGCAGTAAGTGACGGCACACAGTTGGAACTTGACGGCATGACCGATGAACAAAAACGGATACACTTAGAAAGTGTTAGACGCAGCCGATTTAAAACTTTGATAATGACAGCACACATAGACAAGGCAGTAGAAGAAATAGAGCATAGGCGCAAGGCAGCAGGAAGAGAGATAGAATACAAGGCGTTTGAGTTGTATTTTATGCAAGGAATGGATTACGCACAGATTGCAGAGGAATTAGATACAGGAAAGAACACGCCAAGGCGCTGGGTTACGGCAATCATTAACGAGCTGTCAGTATTGCTATGGGGCATTGACGAAGAACGCATCAAATAGCCCATGGTATTTTAATGGTAAAATCGTGGTGTTTACTTGGTAAAGTGCAAATGTTAAAATGATACTATGTAAAGAGTAGGCAATAGCTTAAGTCGGAGAGGCGGCAGCAGTTACCTACTCTTTTTTCATTCTTTGCCGATGTCCTGCGCTGTGATACACTCCGGCGCAGGGTACTGGTACTGTATGAGAGGGCAGACAAATGAAAGATTACGCAAGGAGTTTTTACCTATCGACAGCATGGAAGAAAACACAGGCAGCGTATATGCAGGCACAAGACTATATATGTGAACGATGCGGAGAGCCTGCAAAAATAGTGCATCACAAAAAACACATAACGCCAAGCAACATAAACGATACAAGCATAACGCTTGCTTGGGATAACTTAGAAGCGCTGTGCCAAAACTGCCACAACATAGAGCATCATAGACAGGATAGGCAGAGTAGATATTTTTTTGACAATGACGGAAATATACTCCCCCCTATTCCAAATAAAAATTAAAGGGGACAAATACCGAGGGGGATACCCTAAAAAAACTCTGCATACGCACGCACGGGTGGTGTAGGGGGTGTAGTAGGGTTGAGAGAAAGGAGCGGCGCAATGGCAGCAGCAAAAAAGACGGCGAAAAAAGCGCCGCCTACGAAAAAATCAACACCAAGGAAAGAAAAGACAAAAGAGCAACGCATCAAGTCCGAAAAAACAAGACTACGAGGAATTTTTAGAGACTTGGACGAAAATAAACGCAAACTGGTAACGCCGCTGATTGAAAAAGCTGCCTTTATGAGCGTGGAGCTTGATGATTTACAAGCCAAGCTACAAGCAGACGGCTGGACGAGCGAGTATCAAAACGGACAAAACCAATGGGGAACAAAGAAAAGTCCGGAAGCAGAAACATACATAGCTCTAAGCAAAAACTATGCAGCGATTATAAAGCAGCTCACAGAGTTAGTACCAGCAGCAAAACGCAAGAATAGCAAACTTGCGGCATTAAAAGGAGAGTAAACAAGTGCCTTATAAAAATTACATCTACGAATATTACGCAAAGATAAACAGCGGCGAAATTGTGGCAGGCGAGTGGATAAAGGCAGTATATAAGATAATCGTTGAGGGTTTAGAAAAACAAGAATATCTTTTTAACAGCAAGGCAGCAAATAAGGCTATAAAATTCATACAAAATTTTTGCCACCACAGCAAAGGACGAAACGATTTACTGACGCTTGAATTGTGGCAAAAAGCAATAGTAAGTGTCATTTTTGGCATACAAGACGCACAAAAAATTAGAGTTTTTAGAGAAATTTTTATAGTAATTGGCAGAAAAAACGGTAAGAGTTTATTCGCTTCTGCAATCATTGCATACATGGCATATATTGAGCCGGAGTACGGACAAGAGATATATTGCCTTGCTCCGAAGTTAGACCAAGCGCAGCTTGTATATGACGGTTTTTATCAAATGGTACAGTCAGAGGATGAATTAAAAGAGCTGGCAAAAAAAAGACGCAGTGATATTTATATTGCAGAGACAAATACAACGATAAAACCTATTGCATTTAACCATAAAAAGAGTGACGGCTTCAATCCTCAGCTTGTGGTATGTGATGAAATGGCAGCTTGGAGCGGAGACGCAGGCTTAAAACAGTATGAAGTTATGAAATCAGCATTTGGCGCACGCCAACAGCCTATAATTTTAAGCATAAGCACCGCCGGATACATTAACGATAGCATATATGACGAGCTGATGAAACGAAGTACGAGATTTCTTATGGGAAATAGCAAAGAGCGTAGACTCTTACCATTCCTGTATATGATTGATGATTTGGAGAAATGGAACGATATAAACGAGCTTAAGAAAGCTAACCCTAATATGGGCGTATCTGTATCGGAGAGTTTCTTCTTCGATGAAATAGCGGTAGCAGAGGGCAGCTTAAGTAAAAAGGCAGAATTTATAACCAAATACTGCAACATTAAGCAAAATAGTAGTATAGCTTGGCTTGAATACAACACAGTAGACGGCGCAGGCACAAATAAGACCTTAGAAGATTTTAGAGATTGTTACGCAGTTGGCGGTATAGATTTAAGCCAAACAACAGACCTTACAGCCGCAAGTATAATTATTGAAAAAGACGGCACGCTGTATGCATTTACACAATTCTTTATGCCGAGAGGCAGAGTTGAGACGCTACAAGCAACAGACGGAGTTCCTTACGATATTTTCATTAAAAAAGGTCTGATAACTTTAAGCGGTGACAACTATGTAGATTATCACGATGTTTACAAGTGGTTTACCATGCTGCTTGAAGTCTATGGAATAAGACCGCTTAAAATCGGCTATGACCGATACAGCGCACAATATCTCGTTAACGATATGAAAAACTATGGCTTTCATATGGATGATGTATTCCAAGGCGAAAACCTAACTCCTGTTATACGAGAGTTTGAGGGCATCATAAAGGACGGCAATTTTAAGATTGCCAACAATAATTTACTAAAGACACATTTCTTGAATGTTGCACTTAAACACAACATGGAAACAAGAAAATTCAGACCGATAAAGATAGAGCAGAGAGCGCACATAGACGGCTTTGTATCAGTTATAGACGCAATGACGGTACGCCAAAAGTACTGGGAAGAGTGCGGAGAGTTGCTTAAAAATGTTGCGTAGAAAGGAGAATAAGCGACAGAATGAAGTTTCTTGATTATTTATTTCATGGAAAACAAATGAGACAGATAGACAGCTACTTTAAAATGTTAAATGGTTATAGTCCTGCATTTACAAGCTTCACAGGCGGCGTGTACGAAATGGACTTAACAAGGGTAGCAATCAATAGCTTTGCCACTCATTGCAGCAAACTTAAGCCGGAAGTTGAGGGAAGCGCCGGAAAACAGTACGAGAGAATATTACAATACAAGCCAAATTACTTTATGGATACGGTAAAATTCATAAAGAGAGTTGCAACAATATTAGCGGTGGAAAACACCGCTTTTATTGTGCCGATTGAAGATAACAAAGGCGCATTGTGCGGCTGGTATCCAATAAGACCGCAACGCTGTGAAGTAGTAGAGGCAGCAGGACAGGTATATTTGAGGTATCTGTTCGCAAATGGCGAATACGGAGCGATTGAATTTGATAGAGTCGGAATAATGACAGATTTTGAGTATTCAGATGACCTTTTCGGAGAAGATAATACAACACTTAAGCCTACAATGCAGTTATTACACGCACAGAATGAAGCTATCATAAATGCCGTAAAGCAATCTGCAAATATCCGTTTTCTGGCAAAAATTGCAAATATTTTAAAACCGGAAGACATAAAAAAAGAGCGTGAAAGATTTACCGAGGATAATTTAAGCGCTGATAACAAGTCCGGCATGATTATTTATGACAACAAATTTTCAGACCTTAAACAAGTAGAGAGCAAGCCATACACGCCAAATTCCCTACAAATGCAGCAGATATCTGACAGCGTATGTACCCACTTCAACACTAGCATGGATATTTTGCAGAATAAATTTAATGAGGATACATGGAACGCTTATTATGAGGGTAAAATTGAGCCATTTGCAATACAGCTCTCTCTTGTTATGACAAATATGACATTTACGCAAACAGAAATAGCTCGCGGAAATGCTTTTACATTTTCTGCAAATCGTCTGCAATATGCAAGCAATAACACCAAACTACAAGTAAGCACGCAGCTTTTTGATAGAGGAGTGCTTAACAGAAATGCAGTAATGGATATATGGAATATGGCTCATGTAGAGGGTGGGGATAAATATTATATTCG